GCGAAATCTCAGTCAGTAAATATAACAGCCATATGACAGAGTAAGATAGCAAAAACAAAACCAGTGAAAATTGTAGGTTCACCATTTTGTATAAATAATTCTAAAATAAAATTTGGTATATTTTGCCAATCCATTTTTTCACCTTTACGAACTATCAATAACTTAAGTGCATTTTTGTTCCGCTGCAGCTCTCTCCGGGATAATCGAGGCGTGTAATAAAATGCCAATAGAACTAATCGAATAAAGCAAATAAAAGCATCAAAACAGGAACTGATATACACCAAACATTAAACCAATCTTGTGCTGTCATATCTCTATTCCCCCCAAAATATTTGTATGAAAAATTCTTGTATGTCTCATTCTTTGTGAATACATCACTGTACGACCACAGTATGAACATTGTACCCATGTTTGAGAGATATTTTTTAAATAAGGCAAAATGTTATCTGCGAGCGTAGCTCGGTTCTTAACTTTTGTATACATATGGGAGCCAGTAATCAAGGAAAGGAGGTTTTAAGTCGTAATACGTCTGTTCGTGCGCACTCCGCGCACTCTGTTTTTACAGTGCATTTGCTCCATTGACGTTATGCGCATATTTGAGTGTCTGGGTCTCAATGACAACGTTATTAGCTTGATTTGTTTGATCTAAATATTCTAAATATTTAATGTATTGCTCAGGTGTCATTTTGTTTTCTTGTTGAATTGGTTGTGTTTGTTGTAATGAGTTAGGTTGCTGAAAATTGTTGTTTGGTTCGGATGCAAAATAATTAAAAGGTCTGTCACCTGATTCTATAAGCTTTTTACAATCTGATTCAGAAACATTTAATTTCGTGCCTTGTTGAGTATATCCATAGTATTTTTTGTCGTATTTAATACATCCGCTGAAAACTGGTTGAGCTGTAGCTTTGTATGAAATACTCTGTGAATATTCAGCGTAAGGTTCATTAGGGTTGTAGTGAATTGATTGTCTTACGTCTTCATTGAGTTGTTCATTTTTTTGCTTTTGTAGGTTTTGGCATTCAGGTAAATGGATGTTTTGGTAAATATTGCAGTCGATTTCTTTTTCTGAATCTTGTGTTTGTAAATTTTGTTGTGACATTTGGTTTTGAGAATTTTGTTGGTCATTTTGTAATTGTGGTTCTTCTTTTTTTCCAAAGAAACCAAAGAAATTAGAATTTTTTGCGTCATTAAAGCCATTTAAAAATAATGCTATAGGAATGAGTGCTATAGCTAAATATTTGAGAGGAAAAGTCTTTTTAACGTTATGTTTCTCAGAAGAAACGTAGAAATTATATAAATGTTTTGGGTAACGCCAGACCTTTTTGTTTAATGCTGTATCAGCAGCAGATTTAGACCAAGTTGTTATTGCTTCTCCAAATTCCCATATGATTGCTGCATCAATACCAAACTTTCTTCGTAGTACATAGTGATTTGTGACAGAAGCTAATACGTCAGTATTTAACTTTGTGACTCTCTGTGTAATGAAATAGATTTCAATTCCAAAATGTCCATGCATCAAGAGCGCTTGTCCAATGTCTTTGATTTGCTCTTTTTTCTTGATTAAAGCATTTTTTCTTTCTCTATTTACGTTATCAATTAATTGTTTTTTTATGATTGTTGAAACATCAGTTCTTGATTCGATTAGATTTATGCGTTCATCAAATAATGTTTCATCAATTTGAAAGTCTTTTAGTAAATCTTTTTCGGAAAATGATGGATGTTCATGGGCTTCATCCCATACTAAAACGGAGTCGTTTGGGAGATCTCTCCAGTCAAAAGGTTCACCAATTGAGCTAGAAACAGATATTACACCGGGAATTTTTATACCAACAATGTTTGTATAAACAACTCTGCCTTTGTTCAATTCTTCGAAAATAAATTGAATTGCTAGTAATGTTTTTCCTGTTCTAATCGGCGCAGAAATTAAGACACTCATTAGTTTGATTTCCCTAAAACAACTTTCGCCGACTTAATGAAAGTTACGAGTCCGATAGCAGACATTACTACTGATAAAGCTTGAGGAATCATTAGAATAGAAATAGCGCCGAAAATATCAGCAGGCAAGTTATACATAAAACCTTGCATTTGTTGAACGGCTTGATCTACTAAGTTGTTTATCCAGTTGAAAGTTAAAATGGCTAGACCAGCACCAAAAATCATTCTTGCAATCAGTGAACTAACGATTGCTGAAAGTATCATTATTAAAATTGCAGGCATTATGCTTGACTCACTATTCTCGCTGCATATAAATAAGCAACTGTCATGATTAAATAGCCCAACATTCGCAAGTAGTAGCATAAATCTGCGAAAGAATATGTATAAGACATACCCATCAGATATAGTGTGTTGTCAGGCGGGCATTGTGCGGAAGATGTGAAAAGAGTAGTAACTATAGAGCGTTGTTCAATTTCGCGTTCGGGTAAATCTTGTTGTAATCCTGATACGTCAGGTTCTTCTGTTAACCAATTTTTTATATCAGAAATTAAATCTTTGATGCCTTTTAAAAGTCCGTTAGTTTCATCTTGACCATCTTTTAATCCATCTAATTTTTGATTTGTAGCTTTGCCGTTTGCATCAATACTTGATAAATGGCCATTAGCTTGATCAATTCCTTCTTTGACTTGATCACCGTTTGATTTGATGTCAGATAGTGCTTTATTTGTGTCAGCAGTGTTCTTTTTAATGTCGTCAAGCTTTGAGTTTGTTTGCTGTTGATTTTGCTTAACATCTTCAAGTTTCTGATTTGTAACGTTTATATTGTCACGTATTTGATTGTTACTAGATTTAATGTCATTTAGTTTTATATTTGCATCATCTAACTTCTGATTGGTTTGATCTATCCTTGAATTCGTTAAACCGATTGCGTCAGTAACGTTTTTAAAGCCAGTTGTAAGTGATTCTTTGATGCTGTTAGTACTTGCATTTATAGCGTTTGTTAATGCTGATGTTTGAGCAGAGATTGATTGTTTGATATCTGTAGTTTGTTGTTCAATTGATGCAGTCAAAGCGTTTGTTTGTGCTTGTATAGCTGCTTTTAGTTCATTTTTGGCATTGTTAATTGCATTAATAACACCAGACATATCACCAGTGTTTGGTTTTGGATCAGGTGGATCAGTTTGATTGTTTGGGTCATTTGGATTTGGATTTGTATTAGAGTTTTTGATACAAATTTGTTGTCCGTTATATGTTCCTGAACTGTAGCCAGTTGGGCAACCTGTGCTTGGTTTTGTGCAATATGAATCTGATCCTGCTGAATTTTTACAATCAGTTTGTGGTGGTTCGTAGTTGTCAGGTGGGATTGTGGGTGGATTTTCACTTGTATTGGGGCATGAAGTGTCTTGTGTTGGATTTGCGTATTGCAAAGCCATTAAGTCTGATCCTTCTTCGCCTGTCATAGCAGGATCTTTATAGCGACATCCCTGATAACATACTGTTGATGATGAAATTTTGTTTTGGTATTGGTCTATCTGGTCTAATGTCCATTCTGTCCAACCAGGTATAGAAATTGGATTCGTCTTAACAGTTGGAAGACATGATTTGATTTCTTTATAAACACCAAGAATTCTTGTTCCAGTTCCTCCCTCGTAACAGAAAGTGTTTGATGCTGTTGATGCATTTGTAACTTTTTTACAAGCTTCTAAAGCAGTATTTCCAGTGCCTTTTGATCCTGTTGTCGAGTTAGTTGCTTCAAAATATGCATAACTTGATGATGAAAATAATAAGGAAGATAAAATAAAAAGAGTAAATGAAATATGATGAAAAGAAGATTTCATAATTGACCCTTTTATTTAAATAAAAAAGCAAAGGCAACGAATGAAGCAATTAGAATGAACCAGTTAGCTATATCTTGTTGCATATTCGTTGCCTATGTTTTATTTACCGAAGAAACCCAAAGTGCGTCTGATGCCCCAAATGACAACGACTACACCAAGCATCCATTGACCTGCGGTTTCAATCCAAGATTTTGAATCTGAACCAGAAGTTTCTGTTGCTGGGTCAAAAGCTGCCATAGCTACGTCAGGTAGTGTTAATGCAACAACAGCTATTAACATAGCTGTAATGATTTTAAAGTTCAGTTTTGGCATGAGTATTCTCCTTTTATCCACCGAACATACTTAATACGCGTCTAATTCCCCATACGAATGCAAACAAGCCAAAGGCGTAAGCAAGGTATACGTCACGATCAGCGTTGCTTAAAGGCGGAACATACGTTTGTTCCGTCCATGAAATACACGTTTGTTGACCGCTTTGATCAGGTTGTGAAAGTTGTGAACAAACGTGATTCATTCTTATTGATCTCTATATTTATAAAGGTCTAAAAGTTTTTTTGATGTTTTGTACATCGCTATTGAAACTGAGTAAATTCCAATAAGAATCAAGGCATAAAGTACATATGTCATTTATCTTTATCTCTGTGAATGTATAAACCAAGCAATAATCCAAAAAGTGCAAAAAGGATTAAGCCAATAAATAAATAATGACTATCCATTGAGTTTTTGCCTCATAGTTTTTTTAGCTGCTTGTTTAAGTTGTTGAAATTCCCCTAAGCAGTAGTAACGACCTTTAAACAAATAGAGATATTCAAAATCGCCATTTTCTCCAAAATCACGAGCAGCTTTGATGCGTTTAGGTCTGCGTAAGCGAACGCCCAGACGGTCAATAGAATCAACAAGACGACCAAAAAAGAACACGCCAAAGACCACCCCTGACATGAATACATAGATGAACATTGGAGAAAGTGCATTAAGTAAGTCAGTTGCAATCTTTGCTTGTTCTAATTGGTTCATTTACTAGCCCCACACTGGTAATAATGGACAGCAAATAAACCATGCGATTCGAACGATTTACCGCACTTCTTGCACTGATATAGGAAATGTGTCATTATCATTATTACCGTAAGTTATTGATTTAATTGACATATTATACATTATACGAAGTAATGTAATTTAAGCCTTTGATTGTTATGGAGTTTTCTTCGGCAATGGCTTAACGCTGAAAATTTGCATCTGTGCGCCGAACTTTGTTTGTTGTTCTACAAACTGAATTTCTACTTCCTGTGCGTTGTCTGCACATTCTTCCAGTACTGCTTGAATTTGTTCGACTGGCATCATGCCTGCGGTTGGCGTTAAGTTATATTTCTGTGGTGAGAAAACTGTCGTAGATAAATATGCTTTTGGCTTGCCGTCTTTCTCAGAACGATATACAGACGGTAAAATTGTGCGTGTATTAAGATTAACTTGCATGGTCAAAGCCTCCTCAGGCAACTAGATGTAACCCACGTTTCGGGGTGTATTGTGAAACTGGAATTTGGTAATCGGCTGGCTGTTGTTCAGCCATCTTGAGTTCAAACAAACGTACAAACGGGATAACTTTGCCGTTCGGATTCTTATGTAAATTCTGTAAATGTCCCATGGAAATATCACAAGCTTTTAAATGATCTAAAGCTGCATAAAACGTATTTTCACGGTATAAATCTTTAGTAGCTTTCAAGCCGATCTGACGAATCAATGCGTAAAATTTCATAGCGTTATTCGCTCTGGTGTAGCTTGGCTTGCCAGTCTTCGTATAAGTCACTAACTTAGACTTAAATAAATCTAGGATTTCTCCATCACTCGAAAAATTCATATGTTTACCCTTCAATGTGTTTAAAATCGGGTCAAAAGCCACGTGCCAGAGGCGTAGCAATAAATCTGGCTGTTCATGTTGAGTATTGATTAACTGGAATAAATTCGTTGGTATTCCATTTTTAGACATGTAAGTCTTACAAATACGTGCTTCAAGACGTAAAACTGCATTAGCAAATGGCAAGACATCATGCATAGCCATAACAAGGGATTTGGACCGTTGACATCCCTTATCTGCTTTCTTCTGAATCTTATTTAACTGATTTTTAACTTCTTCAAACTTGCCGTAAATCTTAGGTCGGATACTAGCCTTGTCATTACCATAAGAGATGTAATTCTCATATTTGACTTGTCTAGCCTTACGATGACCAGAAGATAAATTAGCCAAATAATCAAGTGTTGGCTGTACCATGTTCTGATGTGGCAATCTAAATAAAAAAGTCGTATCTAAATGTAATACCTCAGTATTTTTAACATCAAGAATCGGTAATAACTGAGGAAATGCTTCAAATAACATGCCAAGCATGTGATCAGAACCTAATTCAATCGAATCAAAACCATAAACGTTATGTCCCTGCAACAACTTCAATGGAGAACCTTTAATCTCAACATAAGGGACTGTATTCATTGTATTTGTATAAAACTTCATCGCCATGTCAGTGTAATCACTTGGTAGTGATTCATACGGGTGGTAAAGCTCCCCTGTTATTGTTTGTCCATCCTCATTCTTACTGACATGACGTGTTGCAGCAGGAATACCAAAGTCGCGAATATCACCATTGAACCAATGGTGATTATCAAGACTACGCACATGCGTAGGTATGATCGGAATCGCTAACCGCAGAAAGTCCAGCATTTGATTATTATTACCCCAAAAGTTACTAGGTAACCTAGTTTAAAGAATTAAACAAAATTACCAAGTAACTTGTCAACCTATAAAACAGGTTAATATTAAAAAAGTTACCAAGTTAATTAGTTACAAGGCATTAACAAATGAGCAAAGTCTACAAAATACGTAGCGAAGAAGTTGAAGATGTAAAAGAGACGCTTATGAAGTTCGTCGTACAGAAAAAGTCATTAATGGCAGAAAGCGATGTAATTCATGCACTTATTAAATATCATTTAAAAAACCTCAAGGCTGAGGAAGTGATGAGATATCGACAGGAAGTACTTGGGAAAGATGAGTAAAAAACAATCAAAAATAGGACTTGTTGCGAAACGTTCTCATTATTTGGTAAGCAATTGATTTATATCGGGAATAATCGGTAACTATAAAAACTTTTTGGAGTCAGGCACACTATTAGACAGTAGTGTGCCCTCTCTTGAAAACAATAAAAAAGGATTGAAAAATGTCAAATTTAGAATTTTGGTTAGGATTTATAATAGGTGGAGTTGTCTGCGTAAGCGTAGTTGAATTAATCCAATTTATTATTATTTCGAGCAGTGGAATTAAAGAATATACAAAAGAATTAAAGCGAAAAAATGATATTGAAGAACGCAAAGAACCAAAATTGTAATTATGCTCTATCTCAGTACGCGGATCGTTCGGGTCGTTCGGTCGCAAGCTCCTCCTCCCTCCTCCCGCTCCTTCGATTTCGCATAATGAACATTGATGTTAAATGCCGTTCGAGTGCGTTAAATATGTTCGCATCATTGACAAAAAAAACCCACTGGAAAATCTCCAGTGGGCTTGTTTGTACAACGAAAACGGCAAGTAACATAATGTCTAAATTAT